TACCCCCCCCCCCCAAACTTCCTTAACCTACATTCAAAATTTTGTTGGTGGAGAAATAGAGCGTATTCAAATAACTAAAAGATATTGTTTTTTAGTTAATGATATGGCGGCAATAACTGGAATGTCTATTAATAAAGAAGCTACAAAAATATATAATTCATTCCACAAAATTAAAAAATATATATATGGAAATGCGCTTTTAGTTAAAACAAAAATAGGAGGCTTAGACATTAACGATCCAAGCCTCCAATAAGTTAGTGTGTGTACTAACTTTTAAATATTGTGTCGTGATTTAACGCTTTTTCTTTAGCTTTCATTCTGGCTTCTCTTTCATCAGTAGTTCCAATTAAATTGTGGTTACCATAACGATCACGAGTTGTTTGAAATCTCGTGTGGCCAAGAACCGATTTAATATAATTGGCATCCAATGATGCTTCAGAGTTCATAGAGTTAATTAATAATGTAGCTAATCTATGTCTGAAAGTTTTAAGAGGCGCACCTTTAAAAGCACTTTCAACAACTTTAATATGACCATCATATCTTCTTTCAATTGTAGCCAACCCCATATCAGCATAAGTAGTCCATACTAATTCAGATACCTTTTTAGGAGATAGTGATCCGTAAGTTGTTTTCTTTAAACTTGGAAATAACCAAAGCGAATGCGAATATTTTGCATTAACATAGTCTAACCAATATTTAAGAAATTTACTTGCGTGGCTATCAAGTTCTATTGATCTTTTACTGCCTCTGTTTTTAGTTCTATTTAACCATTGACCATTCCGATCTCTGATACCTTCAATGTGAAGTAGATTATTTTCTAAATCAACATGAGATTTCTTTAAGCCAAGAAGTTCTGATCTTCTTAATCCAAAGAATAAAGACATAGTAAAGATACCAAACTTCATAGCGCAATTTTCGTCTTTTAATTTTTCGCTATTAAGTTTTTCTAAGATAGCTTTAATCTGTTCATCCTGGATAACAGTTGGAGTTTTCTCATAGTATAAATTGTCATCCGCAGGAACGATGTCATAAAACTCATGTACCTTAAAATCTAAAGTATCAAGACAAGGCTTCTTACCTTCAGAGTTCATACGTCTTAGAAATGTTTTAATATTTCTAACTTGTCTTTTTAAAGTTTTATATGGATAACCATTTTTAAAACAGTCTTTTAAAAACTGTTCTAACACTACAGTTGTAAAATCAGACAAAAATATATCAGGCATAAATTTACTGATCCTTTGATTGTAATCACAACTATAACTATTTACTCCGCTTGTTGTTAAACGAGTATAGGTTAACTCTGCTGCTTCTGATCTGCGCTCATGAAACTTCAGCCACTCTTCTTTAAATTTAAAACCAAAAGTAGACTGAGTTTGTTCTTTATCTTTTGCTAATAGTTTTTGTAAATAATCATTAGCATCAGATTTTAAATTAAATCCTGGAGCCATTTGTTTGCGATCTTCTTTACGCTGTATGGTCCAAAGATTTCTTTTATTTATTATGTAGTAGTTCATATTAATTTAATAATACGCTCAGATGAGTTGGCAAGTACGTTTTGCAATACAAAGCTAGCACTCTAGTATTTATAACGGATGAGTTGTTAAACTAATTTAATTACAAATATTCGGTACAAGTTTGGTACAAAAAGTTTTAAAAAAAATATTCAAAAATCAAAATGAATTGATTTCATTATACTTTCTCACAAACTATCTGATTTATTATTTCCTTTGTTAAGTTAACAAAGTTCTACTGTTTTGGCGGGGATGACCAGATTTGAACTGGCGACATCCTGCGTGACAGGCGATCGCTCTAACCAACTGAGCTACACCCCCATTGATTTTTAGACGACTTTAAATCATCTGGTACAAATCTGGTGCAAATTTCTGCAAACAAGTATGTACCGTCAACGCAAAAAAATAAAACTTATGAACTATTTATAACATAAAATTATAAAATCTTATATCAGTTTGTACCACAACTCATGGTACTGATTTACACCAGAAATTATATTGTCTTATATGAGGTTTTAAAAAAAGTTTGAATTTAAGAATCGAAATTGAGTATGTTTTTAGGTAGGTACACCAGACAGGCTATAGACTTAACTTGTTGATCCTGGAGTTAATTTGGAAGGAATTTGAGGTAGGTAATTAGGATATAGACTATGCTTTTAGCATTCTACTTTGTTTTAGTTTATTACGATAATCTTCCATACAATCTTTAATTGGAGGATGACCTGGATTTATTTCAATACAGAAATGTTTTCTCTCTGCAGAAACAACGAATGTATCATTACTGTTTAGTTCGGTTTCACAAAAGCTACACTTAAACGTAAGTATAGTTTTACGCTTGAACGTTTTATTAACCATGGATGTATTGTTTGTTTAATTGAGGTACTTACTTTTTAGTGAATGCGTCGATGCTTGGTTTTAAGCCGTAGATAGCGCCAAAGATACCAACGATTAACCATTGATACCAAGAAGGAAACTTACCGAAGTAATCAAAGAATAAGTCTAGTTTAGTTTTAATATTAACATCATCACTAATAACTGCATAAGACAGAACAAGAATTGGAATGCAAACAACTATTAAAACAAATTCATCTTTCCATGATTTATCTTGTTGGTCGTACACATCTCTAGTGTACTCTATTTCACCAGCAGCCATACGTTCGTAATGTCTTTTTTCTGCTTCGCTTTCTAGTAATTCTGATTGCTTATGATTTTTATAAATCTCAGCACCTGTTTTAAAAACAGTTGGTATTAAATTCCACCACATATTATTCGCAACTCCTCATAATTTTTGTTAATTCTTCGCAACGTATAGACGTTTGTTCATGCCATTTACTTAGCAACATTTCTTCTGCTGCTTTTTCATAATCTTGTATTTTTAAAGCCGCCAAAAAGAATTTAAATTTTAACACTCTTGGTAGTCCAAGTTGGAAACACATCTCAACAACAACGCCAAAGGCATCATCATTAAGATCATAATCACCTACTAATTTTTTAGCGCTTTGTACTGCTGTTTCAAAATCTTTTTCAAATACTTGTTCTAATTCTTTTTTAGAATATTGAACGCCAGGTATAAATCCATCTTCAATAACAAGATGACCATAACCAATTGTACTGTAGCCAAGGCTATCAGCATAAATTGTATCTCTATAACCTTCGTGTTTTTTAATCCGATCTTTTATTATCTGTAAGTTCATTTGCAAAAATAGATCCTCTTTTGTTACCTAATTTGTAAGTTCGCTTTTGTAGATTTATATAAAACTGTTTAACGTTTAATTTTTTTTGAATGTCATTAGTTGGTCTTTTATAATGCCTGCTTTCACGATCAGATTTGGCATCATATAGATCAACTTTGCCTGTCTTTGTATTAACAGTAACAATGTCTACTGGACCAACGCCATTAACATTTGTGAATACTAGATGGTTATCATCCAGGAGTTCAAGAATTGCAATCATGTGAGCTGCAATTCCTTTGTTGTAATGTTTCAATTATTTTTTAAAAGGTAAGATGTTCCATGCGGCAACTAAAGTAACTACTATTCCGATAATCCATACCAGAACTTTTACTCCGCCTTTGCCATACGCAATCTCTTCTTTAATAATATGTATGTCGTTCGAATTCGTTTGTACTATTTTATGCAGCTCAACAATCTTTTGATTTATTGTTATGAGCGAAACTGTATCTAATTTTCTATTTCTCTTTGCCATTGTAAATAGTCTTAAAATGCTCAACGAAATCATTAATGATATTTTCATAACGCCAGCCAAGCCAGCAGCCGATTATAAAAACTATAAGTATAGTTAGTGTTGTCATGTTATTTTTTTGTTAGTTGTTAAGAAAAGACTTATGGTCTTTTTGAGATTAGATTTCTTCTACTATATCCCAAGATAAAGTTTGTTCGTTCCAAGAATACTTATTATCATCTATTGGCATAGCAACTGGTGCATTCCAAAGACAAGTATCTTCGTTTAATATCCAAGAGTTAAAAGGTTTAGGTGCTATGAAAGCATTTCTTTGCTGATCGTATTGATAACCTATTCCTGCGTAATTTTTTCTAAAATTGTTATTATATGAAGTTTGTTTCCAAACATCTCTTGTATTGTAAAGTTTATTAATAAAATCTGAACCAGCTTGTTCTGTTATTGCAATATCATTAGATACTACGATTACTTGTTCAACTATATTTCCTGTTCCTAATTTTGCAAAGTGTGCCATAAATTATCCTGTTATTGTTCCTGATGCGTTATAAACTAATATTGTATCTGCACCTGATGTTGTAACTGTTGGCGAACCTGTTGTAGTTCCTGAATAACTTGCAGTTGGCATACGAAGTATTACAACTCCTGAACCACCTGCTCCACCAGCTTGACCAAGATTTGATCCACCACCTCCACCAGAACCTGTGTTAACTGTTCCTGCTGTTCCAGCAGCATTATTACCACCATCACCACCTCCTCCTGAACCACCAGTACCTCTGGTATAAGAACCTCCATCATTTCCACCACCACCACCACCAGCTCTTGTAACTGAAGATCCTGTAATTGAAGATGATAAACCAGCTCCACCATTACCAGAAGAAGTAGTTGCTACTGCATTTACTCCTACTGCACCAGCTCCACCTCCACCTCCTGAAACATTAGTTGCTCCATTTCCTCCTGCATAACCTTGATTAGCAGTTCCAGAACCTCCTGTATATCCAGTATAAGCACCCCCACCACCAGAACCTCCTGTGCCACCATTGTTTGAATATCTTGCACCAGCTCCGCCACCAGTTGAGGTAATTGTAGTAATTGTTGATCCTGAAATTAAAGAATTTGAACCTTGAAATCCTGTGTTTTGATCTCCTGCTGATGCTCCAGCACCAACTGTAATTGTATAAACTGTTGTTGGAGTAAATGTTAATTCTGTTTCTGAAGTTCCACCACCACCTGAAGTTTCTGTAGAAAATGAATTTCTATATCCTCCAGCACCACCTCCAGCACCATAATAAGAACCACTACCTGAACCACCCCCAGCTATTATTAAAAAGTCTACTGAATAATTTAATGGATCTATTGATTGAGAACCAAAATTTGTACCAGATGAAGCAACCCAACCTTGTGTAGCATCTACATAAGTTAAAGTTACAGCTTCTCTAGCTGTTGTAATCATTTTATTAGCAACTACTCCATTAATTTTATTTGAATTAGCACCTAAAGTAATTGCATTGGTAGCAAAAGTTCCTGCGT